TCTCTCTTCGGCCGCGGCGCGTCTGGTCTCCAGCTCGGCCTTGATGGCGCGGGCTTCCTCCAGCAGCGCGTTGGTGTCGGCGTCTTCGGCCTCGCACTCGGTGGCTATGGCAGCCATGCGGAGCTCGAGGTCCTCGCCGGTCATTTCGGTGTAGTTCATTTCTTGAATACCTCCGCGAGTGTTTTGATTCTGTTGATGTTGTCCTGACGCTGACGTTCTGCTTCTTCAGCTTCTTCGGCTGCGCGGATCTCCTCCTTGACCTCTGCGATAACTCCCTCGCAGTAGGCTCGCGCCGAGATCTCGGTGGCGTCGTTTGCCGGGATGGACACCGCCGAAACGTCGTATAGTTTGCCGATCTTGGTGATCGTGCGTAAGACCGTAATGATTTCGATTCCGTTCTCGATGTGGGACTCGGTGGTTCTCTCGTCCTCCTCGATGGTGAAGCCGAAGCTCATCTTCGTCGTGTAGCCTCCGGCTATCTCCTCGTAGAGCTGACGGCCCAGCTCGGTCCCGCCCAGGAAGGCGCGGGTAAACAGGCCGACCTCGTCCGGACGGACCTCGAGCGTCTTGTTTGAGATCCTGGCGAAGACGCGGCCCTCGTGGTTGTACTGCATGATGACGTCGCTCATGTCGCAGTCATCAAAAGCACGCGGGTCGACCTTCTCCCAGACCTTGTAGTCGCCGCCGTCCCAGAGCAGGTAGGGCGAGTCAAAGACCGAGGCGTACCCCTCGACGATCATGTCGGTGTCGCCTTCGGCTCTGGTTGCGATATTCTTTTCGCTGACATCGAAGGACCTATACTGACGGCCCCTTTCGAGCTTGTCTTCGAGTGTTTTACTCATCGTTGTCGTTCTCCTTTTCTGCCGCTTCGGCGGCTTCCTCTTCGTTGAACTCATTCATTCCATCGTTGCCGTTTCCCATCGTGTATTCGGCCCTTATGTAAAACTCGTCGCCGCCCTCGATGGGATCGAGGTTGAAGATCTCGCGGCCTTCGTTCCTGTTCAGGATCCCGCGGTCCATTAAGCCCTGCACGACCTTCAGCTTGTCGGTCACGCTGGCGTACTGGAGCCGGTTGGCGGTCATCTCGACCCTGTTGCCGTGGCTCTTCTGCACCGGCGTGTAAAGCATGTTGGTCAGGACCAGAGCGAGCTGGAGCGCGAAGGGCTCGATGTTGCCCTCGTAGAAGGCCGACCACTCGTCGCTCGTAAAGCTGTTCTGGAGGACCTTCTTGTTTGTGCCGAAGTAGTTATAGACGCTGTTCTGGACGGCCTCGATCTCCGACGCTGCGATGGCGTAGGGCTGCGAGGTTATCTGCTTGACGTCGCTATATTTCGTGTCAAACAGCGCGATCCCGTTGGAGTTCTCCAGCGAGAGGTTGTCCTTTGCCCAGCGTTTGCGCTCGGCTTCCAGATCGGACGGCTTGAGCGTCTGTGCGAGCTTGCCCAGGAAGCGGACCGTCGCGCCCTGCTTTATGCCCTCCTTAATGCCCTGCTCCTGCGTCTTCAGAAGGTCGAGGGTAGGGTAGAGGGCCGAGTTGTTTTCCCCGAAGTATTCGTTCTTGTAGAAGAACTTGTTCAGGATCCCGACGCGCTCGAACTCGATGGCCGCCTGCTTGTGGTTCGCGAAGGTAAACACGACGTACTTCTTGTTGTTTCTGTCGCGGATCTCTGCCTTCGACGGCTGCACCGGATAGAAGCCGATGATCTTCTCGAAGTAGCGGTCGTAGAGCGGAACAATAAAGGCCGTGTTCTCGCACTCCAGGATCGTCCTGACCTTGTAGAGGAACTTGAAGGTGTCCATCCACGGGTTCGGCTGATACTCGAGGATCGTCTGGAGGTTCTTGTCCTTCGTCACGACCGGTCTGATCTTCGCCGAGTGAGTCGCGAGGGCGTGGATGGCAGCGCGGCACAGTCCGGCCTCATAGACTCCTCCGTTGAAGGATCTGAAGACGGGCTCATAGCCGACGAGCGTCTGGAGGTACCCGGCGGTCGCGATCTCCACGCTCTGCTTCGGGAATAAACTTGAAAAAATGCTCATGTGGTCTCCTTGTTCAGGTTGACGTACTCGCCAGCGTGGTCCATGAGGGCCCGGTAAGCGCACAGGAACGCCACGGTTCCGTCAATGCGCTGGGTCCGGTCTCTGGACTTAACCGGCTGTATATTGCCGTTCACGTCCGTCTTGACGTGAGTGTTTATCAGGCACCATTGGTCGACCGGGCTGTCGGAGATGATCCGCTTCGCCTGAAGGTCGGCCTTCATGTTCTTCATAGGCTCCGATAAGGTCAGGACACCCTGCCGGACCGGGATCATCGCGTTCGGCCCGAACTCCGCCCGGAACTCGCCCAGCAGCTCCTCGGTGATGTGCCACGGGTCGTAGGCTATGTAGAGCGGGTAGATGTCCTCGGTGTACTTGATCTCCTTAAACCACTCGAGGAAGATCCGCTTCTCGCACCGGTTCCCAGGGCAGGTCCTCATCCAGCCCTGGTCGATCCAGAGCCGGTAGGGCACTCCGTCGCGGCCGCGCCTGCTCCCGGTCTTCTCCTCGTCTTCGAGGACGCTCTCCGGGATCCAGTACATCGACCTCCGGAAGATCCGCGGATCCCCGGGCCGCTGGCAGATTATCGTGGCAGCGTTCAGGTCCGTCGTGTCGGCTGCGTCGAAGCCGCCGATCCCGTAGTCGAACTTGTAGCCGGCCAGTAGATCCTCGAGCTTGCCAGGGCTCGCCGTCTCGTCGAAGGTCAGCCAGGCAGACTCGCTTGTCTGCTTTACGTTGAAGTCCTTGACCAGGACCGTCGGTTTGAAGCTCGGATCGTCCTTTGCCTTCGCGACATTTTCCCGTAAGAACTCGCGGCTCTTAATTGAGCCCAGTCCCGGGTTGGCCTTTACCCAGAGCGGCTCCTTGTCCCATTCGTCCGGACTGTCGAGCTCATAGACGAACGGCAGAAAGCGCTCGTTGACGATCTCGCCCTTCAGAATCTTCGAGGCGTACTCGTACTGGGCGTCGAAGATACTGTTCCTGATGAAGCCGTTGGTCGTTATGCAAAACAAAAGCGGCTGCTTTCGCGCCGCCATGCCCTGTCTGATCAGGTCGTATAGGTTTCTATCCTTGATTGCTGCGAGCTCGTCTATGACCGCCCCATGCACGTCCAGTCCGTCGAGGCTGTTCGTGTTGCTCGCGAGGGGCTTTATATACCCGAGGTTCTTCGGGTAGTACAGATCGCTCGCCCGCTTATCCGTATGCTTCATCAATAGCGGCGACTGTTTTCTCATCTTCAGGCAGGCGTCGAAGCCCAGCTTCGCCTGGTCCCTCATTGTCGCGACGTTGTAGATCTGCGGAGCTCCCTCGCCGTCGTTGATCAGGAGATCCAGCTCGACGCAGCTCGTCTCGGTCGTCTTGCCGTTCTTCCGGCCCTCTATGATCAGGACCTCGTTGTACTTCCGGAGGTCGTTATCATCTACGAAGCCGAAGATCGCCTCGAGCCTCGCCTTCTGGAAGAGCTCCAGCTTGATCGGCTGGCCCAGCTTCCCGGACGGCTGCTTGCACACGCCCTCGATAAACTCGATATGTCGCCGCGCGATGTCAATGTCGAAATGCCAGCGCTCCGGACTCGCGTAGTCCTCCAGTAACATCTCGGCGACGCGCTTCATCTTCTCGCACGCGACGATCTTGCCGTCGAGGATCTGCGAGAAGTACAGCTCGAAGTCCGTCATTTGAAGAACTTCTTCTCAAACTCGTCGCCGTTGTCCGGTATTTCGGCGAGCATATCGTTCAATGTCTTCAAAACCGAGTGATAATTCTTTACAAGCGAGACGTAAACGTCCCCTTCAAGGCTTTTTCGCATGCCTGTCTGGGCCGGACCGTTCTGGTATGGCTCCGTCCATCCCTTCTTCCGGATGATTTTCTGCAAGTTCCGGAGTTCTGCCTCCATAAACTCGGCTTTTTCAAGTAATTGCTCGGCTCTTTCCCGCTTTCCGCCGGATAATCGCAAAACTTCGGCTTTTGTTGTCGAAAAACTTGTCTTTTTTCCCATGTTTCAGCTCCATGAAATACCAAGACCCCCCGGTATAATTTTTCCCGTCGATCAAAAATGTTG